AGCGTGTTGATGTATTGACTCCATGTTAGCAAATGAAGACATCATCATTCTAGACTCAGGCTTTTTAAAGACCCTCATATATCTATCTATATATCCTGATGCTACATCTACATCTGACTGTGTAAACAATCTAAATATTTGTGTAAGTAAATTCTTTTCCGTGTCATCCATCTCTTGCCAATCTTTCACATCATTGTGAAGCGGAACATCTTCTGGCAACCATATCATTTGATTTTGTTGAACGTAATAATCAAACATCCACGGGTGATCAAAAGGTTTATAGTAATCTCTAGTTCCTAGTAAGCTCATCTATCTCATACTCCCAATAGTCTATTATCATACCTTTAGGTATAACCATTATTGCATTAACGTACTCTTTGTCTTTGTCATTGTGGTACATATCGGTAGCTAGTATCAATTCATTTTCATTGTCAGATACTAACCAACCTACAGTAGAACGAGAGACAGCTTTTAATTTTCTAGCCTCAGATATTAAAACATCTTCAGTATCAATCCAAGCATCATCCCATTTTACTTCTATAATTTTACCCTTCACAACTTAGACATCCTTCTTCTTCTAAATTAATTTTAGGAATTTTTATATTAACATTCTCTGTATTACGAGCCGCATTAGATCGCAAGTAATATAAAGATTTAAGTTTATGTATTCCCGCCCAGTGTACATCATTTAGATACTGTAAGAAAACATCGTGGGTTTCTTGGTCAGCTTCTATTGATGGAGTCTTAAAAAATAAGTTTACGCTCTGACTTTGGCAAACATATTTTTGTCGCATAGCAGCGTGTTCTATTATCCATATTTGATTTATCTCAGGGGCAGTCTTAAACATTTCTTTCTGTGAATCTGATAGTATATCTAAGTGCTGCACTGATCCTTCATGCGCTGCTATGTCCTTCCATATCTCATCACGTTTCTTTTTACTGGGTACAAGCTCAAGTAAAAGATCATCTAAGTATTTGTTCTTAACTTTAAAGCTGCCCGTTAAAGTTTTATGTGTATATACATTTGCTCTGTTAGGTTCTATAGAGGGGCTAGTACCGCCACATATAATAGAGCTAGAAGCATTAGGAGCTATAGCAAGTAAGTGTGCATTACGTTTACCGCTACCTTCCATGTCAGGGGCTTCTCCCCTTTCTTCTGCAAGCTTACGGGTAGTTGCAGATGCTCTGTCTTTTATGTAAGAGAAAGCTTTATTATTAAAAGAAGAAGCATACATACTTTCAAAAGCTATGTTGTTTTTTTGCAGGTAACTGTGAAAGCCCATAGCTCCAAGACCTATTGATCTTTCACGCATAGCAGAATACGCTGCCTTGTTGTAACCAGTTTTTCCTTCAACACTATCCATAAAGTTTTGAAGTACATTATCTAGCATAGTAATAAGATCAGGAATAAAAGTATCTACCTTAGACCATTCATCAAAGTGTTCAAGATTAACACTAGATAAACAACAGACAGCAGTTCTCTCTTCATTAGTAGGTAAAGTTATTTCAGAACATAAGTTACTTTGTTTTATTTCTAAACCTAGTTTCTTTTGTTCTTCTGGTAAAGCAGCATTACAGTTATCTATATTAACAAGATAAGGCTCTCCAGTTTCCATACGAGTTTGAAGTATTTGAAACCATAAGTTTCTAGCAGATACTATCTTAACTGCGGTATTAGTTTTAGGGTCTATTAATCTCCACTCAGAATCTTTCTCTACTGCTTCTAAAAATTCTTTAGTTATATTAATAGCATTGTGAAGGTTTAAACATTTGCGATTTAAATCTCCCCCAGTAGTTTTTCTCATGTTTATAAATTCTTCTATCTCAGGATGAGATACATTCATATAAGCTGCATAACTACCCCTTCTTGTAACGCCTTGATTAAAGGCTAACATCTGAGAGTCTACAACATGCATGAATGGTATAGATCCAGTAGACCTACTGCCGTTAGAAGTATCCACGCCATTGCTGCGAATATCACCCCAATATCCACCGATGCCTCCACCTCCACTTGCAAGCCATATGTTCTCATCATAGTGAACAGATAAGCCATCCCTAGAATCAGGTACATAATTAAGAAAGCAACTGATAGGTAAACCGCGAGAGGTTCCCCCGTTAGAAAGTATAGGAGTACTGAAGCTGAACCAAAGATTACTAGCGTACTCGTAAAGTCTCTGTCCAAGATCAAAGTCAGTATGTCCCATATAAGTTCCACCAAAAATACTGGCCCTTGCAAAAGCCTCTTGAGCATATGTTTCTCCATCCCATAAGTATCTATCTTTTATGGTTTCTTTTGTAAAGTTATTTAATAAATCTTCCTTGCCGTAGTCTATATGTATCCCTAAGTATGGCTGAACTCCAATCTTCTCAGTCATTGGATTTTTTCTCCTTCTTTTTTACTAACTGTTTTTTAGGTTTAGGTTTAATTGAGTTCTTTTTTCTGTTGTACCTTTCGGTTCTCTCAGCTTTCCGATCCCACATTGTCATTTACCTGTTCAATAAGTTTATCTAAATACCAACGTGCTTTTCGTAAGTCTTTTATATTATCTTTGTATCTAAATCTCCATACATATTTTAACACATTGCCTCTGAGGTAGCCTTCAAATTCTTCTTTCGTAGAAGCAGAATCAATAGCTTCAATACATTCAACCTTGCCATTGTTATAATGGGTAGGATGGTTTACTTCATCAAGTTGGCTATTCCAAAGTTCAGCAATAAAAGGTTTCCCTTCATCTTTCTTTTGTGAGTTCATATTAACCTCATCCCATTCTTCAGGTGTTGCATCATCAATACTCATAGTGTCTCCTATTCACTTTCAATATTTAAAGTATTATCTTTACGATAGTTTATATCTATCCACTTATCAGGTAATGAGTCTTCACTATACCACTCAAATCCATTTGCGGAAGCCCATTCACCATGACTCCTTTTAGTGCCATCCTTTCTCCTTTTAGCCTGTGGCATTGGAGCAGAAGGATTGGCAAACAAAAATACTAATGAAGTATTAGGCGGCAAAGCCTTTTTAATCCATATGTATTTACTGTACTCTGCAAAATCCCAGAATCTACCTTTAGCTTCTAAAAGAATTATTTGATTACCCATAATTCTAACAAAGTCAGGTTCGTAAACGTGTTCAATTATATAAGCTACTTCTTTAGTGTGATGATCCCACTGTTTAAGAAGGCCGTTATGAAGCTCATGTTCCCAATTAGAATCATAACTAGGGGGAACATTCTTTTCTCTAGGCCGTTTAACTCTAGGCTTTCTAAATCCTTTGCGTACTCTTTTTTTGGTCAATGTCCTGTAACCTCACTTTGTCAACATCCATATTAGTTTTCTTTACTAAAGCTTTGATTCTCTTAACAGTCCACTTAAAAGAGTAAGCACTTAATCTCATTTGATTATTAGCAAAGATGTGTGTTTGATTTGATAAGTACGAAAGTATATTACGTTCGTTTATATCTTTAGATTGTTCTTCAGATACTAAAGTCTTAAACCATTCTACTAGTACAACTTTAGATTGTTTCCGTATCTTCTTGCAAGTTTTTAAATTCATGGTCTAGCTCCTGTACTTTAGGTTCTACTACAACTTTAGTAAGAAAAGCGTAGCCTTTAGAGTACTGAAAGATTCTTAAACCTTCACCATTATTAGAATCTTTATAGCACTCAAACTTATGTGGACACCAAGCACAGTTCTTGTGAAGCTTCTCATTACCTTTAACTCCATCAGCCACAGGCTTGTAACAATACTCTGCCGGAGGTTTTGATTTCTTTAAACTTTTCTTTATATTTTTTATTTTGTTTCTTATGTTTGGCTTATCTAAATCTTCTGGTTGATAAAAACAAAGCTCACCATTTTCTTTATTGATAACAAGAAGTCCACCATCATTAGTACCTTCTGATTCTTCATAACCTGCAAGCTGTCCTAGATAACCGAAAGGATCATCATCTCTTAGTGTTCCGTTTTTAAATTTGTTAAACGCAAAGCCTGATGCAGTCTTAATATCAACTACTTCATCATCTATTATACAATCTATATGTCCTGATACGCCATCAACAACAACTTCTTTTTGTTCTCCGGTTAAATCGTGACCAGATATTATTACAAATAATTTAACTAACTCTTCTAACATATGACCATAAAGAAATTTAATTTGTGTATTAGGACTAGGTTTAGAATCAGAGTGTGTATTTTTATATTTATTATCAAACCATAAACGTCTAATAGGTTTACCAACATTAGACATTCTAATATTAAAGTTAGAATCTCTGTGAGTTGGGTTAGCCCAAGATCGAAGCGCAGCTTCCATAGCTTTACCAAATACTTCTATTTGATATTCAGATATATTTATGGCTTCACCATCTGATAAAGGTTCTATAGTATTATATATGTCTTGAACTAAGTCATCCATTTTTTATGCCTCACAAATCTACACTTGCGACTCTTTGAATTGTAATGTAAGTATTGCACATTTAGTTTTTTCTGTACATCTGTTTTAGCTGAAAGCCTATTATCTTTATAAGACTTAACATCTATTAAAGTTATCTCCCCTTCTGGAGACATAGCTACAATATCTACAGGGCCAGTACACCCACAGTTTTTAAAGACATGATAGCCATTATCCCATAGCCATGTAATAGCATAGTGTTCTGCTAGATCACCTACTCTACTTGGATCCCCTC